CAAACGGTTCGTGAGGCTGGGCGCTTTGGGATGGACGCCGCCCGTAGCATGGATGGCAAATCAAAGGCGGCGATTACGGTGACAAACTATGAAAAGCTTCACATATTTGATCCCTCCGATTATGTCGGCGTATGCGCCGATGAAAGCTCCATCATCAAGCACGCCAAGGGGCAAACCCAAAAAGACCTCACGCGCTTTATGGTCAAGATGCCTTACCGCTCACTTTGGACGGCAACGGCAGCGCCTAACGATTACACCGAACTCGGGACATCTTCAGAAGCTTTGGGCGGGCTGAACCATTCCGAAATGCTGAAAATGTTTTTCAAGCAGATGGACCAAAAAACAACCGACCAATATGAGCGCAAGATTGCCAATCTCGAAAAGGCTGGCAAGCACTTCGCCAAACTGTCATTTCGCGTGTCTCAGGCTATTAATGGCTGGCGGTTGAAGGGTCATGCTCATGATCATTTCTGGCGCTGGGTGTGCTCATGGGCGCGAGCTTGCCGCAAACCATCTGACCTCGGTTTTTCTGATAACGGGTATGACCTGCCAGAGTTGATAGAGCGTGAGCACATCGTCACGCCTTCCGCGCCCCCTGACGGCTGGCTTCTCACGTTGCCAGCATTCGGACTCAAGGAGGAACGTGATGAAAGAAGGCGCACTTTGGATGAGCGCTGCCGCCAAGCCGCAGACCTTGTGAATCATGACCGCCCCGCCGTCATCTGGTGCCATACCAATGACGAGGGTGACGCTTTGGAAAAAATGATTCCAGGATGCGTGCAAGTCTCCGGCAAGTCCACGGATGAGGAAAAGGAATCCGCTTATTCGGGATTTGCTGACGGCTCCGTTCGCGTGCTGATTATCAAGCCTAAAATCGGAGCATGGGGACTGAATTGGCAGCACTGCAACCACGTCGTCACGTTCGCGACTCACAGCTATGAGCAGTATTATCAGGCAATTAGACGGTGCTGGCGCTTTGGTCAAAAGCTGCCTGTTACCGTGGACATCATCGCCAGTGAGGGCGAGGTCAGAGTCCGTGAAAACATGACAAGAAAAGCCGAGCAAGCCGACCTCATGTTCTCAGAATTAGTTTTTCACATGCACAATGCATTGAAACAAGAGAGAGAGTTTAAAGCCATCAACCCGCAAATTCCAAACTGGATTTAACCAACACCACATCACCACAATGAAACAAGACCAAGCCATCACAGACCGTTACGCACTTTACAATGGAGACTGCGTGGAAGTCATGCAGAAATTCCCAGACTCATGCGTTGACCTTTCCATCTACTCTCCGCCGTTTGCTGGGCTTTACCAGTATTCCAGTGATGAGCGAGACATGAGTAACTGCATCAGCCGTGAGGAGTTTTTCACGCATTATGAATTCTGCGTAAAGGAAGTTCACCGCCTCACCAAGCCGGGAAGAATGACTGCCGTTCATTGCATGGACATTCCGACAGGTAACAGTGGATGTGATTCACTCATCGACTTTCCCGGCGAAATCATCCGCCTTCATGAGGCAAACGGCTGGAAATTCACCCACCGTTATTTCATCTGGAAGGAGCCTCTCACCGTTCGTAACCGCACGATGATGAAGAGCTTGGCTCACCGCACATGCTGTGAAGACTCCTCGCGTTGTAGCATGGCCAATGCCGATCAGCTTTTGATCTTCCGCCGCTCAGGCGACAATAAGGTGCCAATCGCTCATCCGACGGGACTTGAGCGCTATGCTGGCGAGGAGCAAATGCCAGCGGAACTCCTTAGCCTAAAAAACATGGAAGGTGATCAAAAGAAAAACCGCTTCTCTCACTGGATTTGGAGGCGCTATGCGGATGCCTTCTGGGATGACATCCGCATTGATAAGGTGCTGCCATATCGCCACGTCACTGAGGCCGACGACGAGAAACATTGCCACCCATTACAGGCCGACGTGATCGAGCGTGCGTGCGTTCTCTGGAGCAATCCGGGTGAGGTTGTTTTGACGCCTTATCTCGGCGTCGGTAGTGAGGCTTACAACTCGATTCTGAACGGGCGCAAGGCTATTGGCATTGAACTCAAAACGGCATATTTTAACCAAGCTGTGAAGAATTGTGAGCAGGCGGCAAGCGGCATCGAAATGGAAGAGGTGCCGCTTCTATTCGGCTCCGACTCAATGGACTGAACGCCATGAAACCTCCCACCATCACCGAACACGTCGAGCAAATCACGATCACCATTCCCATGCCGCCGTCCAAGCTCTCGCTCAACTCTCGCATTCATTGGGCAGTCAGGCAGAAGCTCGCGAGGGCGGCACGCAGCACGGCTAGAATCGCATCCATTGCGGCTCTAGCAGGCCGCACGCCCCCAGGATGGGTCAAGGCTCGCTACGACCTGAAAGCCTACTTTAAAACGATGGCTTTTCCCGATCCTGACAACCTCACTACTCGGCTCAAAAGTTCGCTCGATGGAATCGCTGACAGCGGCATCATCCGCGACGACAAATCACTTTGGCCAGAGCGGCCTCAGTTCTTCAAAGACGCAAGAAACCCACGAATCGAAATCACTATCTATCCTGAACCATAAAACCATGATCAAACTCAAAATCGACGTTACTAAATTGGACAAAACCCGCTTTTTCAAAGGTGCAAAGGGCACCTATGCCGACCTCGTAATCTACGAGCACGACACACCCGACGAATACGGCAACGATTTCTCAGTGAAGCAGGACTGCTCCAAAGATGACCGTGAGAACGGCGTTAAAATGCCTTACATCGGCAACGGGAAGCGCATCGGCCAAAAGAAGCAGGAAGCAGCCTCAGCAGGAAACTGAAGACGATCAAAGCATCCCATTTTGACCATGCAAAACGAGCGAGATAAACGCTTCTACCAAAAGCTGAAATGTGATCCCGCAAAATGGGAGGCACGCATGGAGGCTCAACGGAAACGCAGGGCACAAGTAGGCATCCGCGATGCTGAAAATAAGGCCGATCGTGAACGGTGGGCGGCACTGCCGAAAAGCCATCCTCGCAAGACTCGCAAACCAAAGCGCAATCCTGAAAACTTCAAAACTCAACGCAGACGATACACTGAGAGGTTGCCTGATTCCGTCGTGGCTAATCGGTATCTCCACATACTGGTCAGCGAATGCCCTCCAGAACTCATCGAACTGAAAAGACAGCACATCAAACTATCCCGCAAACTAAACACCAGCATCAAGACACTATGAACAACATTGAAAAACTCAGAGAGAAGATGGCGCGCACCGTTGACGCGCTCGAAAACAAAAGCATCAGCGCCGAGGAAGCTATGGCTATCTGCCGCGCTGGCGCGGTCATCATCGGCTCACTACGCGTTGAACTGGAATACCGGCAATCACGCGCTGAATATCCTGTCATTGGATTCATGGGCAATTCTAAAACTCGCGAAAAATGATCACCCGCACCATCGTCCAATCCCTGCCCAAGTCCGAAGTCCTACGCCACGTCAAACGCTGGCGCTTCTTCAGGTCTTCCGGACTGTCGATCGACAACACTGCCAAGCGCGTCGGCTTCACTTTCGAGAAGCTCACCAGATTGGCGAAACCTTGGGGGGTCACTTTTGAGAAGTGAGCACACTCGACCTTATTCCTATTCTCATGGCTGACATACATACTCCAGTTGAGCCCAAACAACTCCACCCGCTTCTTTTGGAAAACTCGATAGCTGGCAAGCTCATTGCCTTTGATTACCGTGATAAGTCCATCACAATTCAGGCTGATGAAATGCCGGAAGGAAAGCGACTTTGCTCCCGCGTGATGCTTGTTTTTCTTCCTGATTCACCAACATGAGCATTCCTCAAAAGACATGCCCGCGCTGCCTCGGTAAAGGGCGCATTCTTGTCAACTCCGGCACCGGCAGAGTCGAAACCTGCCCACGCTGCAAAGACAAGCCGCACAAAATCAACGGACATGAAAAACCGTAATCTTTTGGAGGTTTTCTCCACTGGCGGAGGGACTCAATCAACCGCTATTTCCGCGCTTATAATTCAAGGCAAGCTGCCGCGTCCTGACTTAATAGTGATAGCTGACACTGGGCGCGAAATGCCGACAACGTGGCAATACCTTGACTCAGTGGTGCGTCCAGCGCTGCAAACAATTGGGCTGGAAGTCCACCGAGTAAAAACAAGCGATTGGGTGTCAGAAGCCGCCCGCGATGTCTTCCATCAAAACGGCGATCTACTGATTCCTGCGTTTTCTAACATGAACGGCAACCCATCCAAACTCTCTAGCTTTTGCTCAAACGAGTGGAAGGGCAGGTGCGTGGATAGGTGGATAAAAGCCAAGTATGGCAATACGCGCAGCCAATATAAAAAGTGGATTGGCTTTTCACTGGACGAAACGACGCGAGTTTTGCGGATGCAAAAAGGCAAGGAATACGAAGCCGGATTGATACGTTTCCCGCTGGTTTATGACGTGCCAACAAAGCGCCAAGCGGCAATCCGACTTGTTGAGGAAATGGGATGGCCGAAGCCGCCCCGATCACGTTGCTGGATGTGTCCAAATCAGAGCGATCACGAATGGTCTGAGGTCCAGACGGATTATCCCCAACTGTTTAACGAGGCAATCGAACTCGATGAATCAATCCGTGAACGTGATGAAAACGCATATTTGCACAGCACAATCAAACCGCTGCGCGATGCGGATTTATCGAAACCCGACGACCTATTTTCCGCGTCATGCCCTTCAGGAGAATGTTTTTTATGAAGCAACCTCAACGGTTCTATTTGCCTTCCCGCAGAGGGTAAATAGACTCGAATTGCCGAGAGGCAAAGCCGACTGGAAACGGCTATCGCATCATGAACCAAAGTAATAAAACGCCCCCAGCCCGTGAGGAACACCGCAGCGATACGGTTTCCAGCCTCGCGGTCCTGGGGGCACCTTTTGTTTATGAATCAAACCCATTTACAGACCAAATGCTGCACAAAGTGTAGACTAGATAAGCCTGTGTCAGATTTCGCACCTCAGAAATTGGGCAGATTTGGCGTGACCTCAAAGTGTCGTCCGTGCGCTCGCAAAGCTGTATCGGATTGGGCTAAAGCCAATAGACTTAAATTGTCCAAAAAACTCAGCGCGTGGAGGGCTGATAATCGTGAAAAGGTCAAATTAGATGGGCGTGCATATTATGCCCACACAAAAGAAAAGCGCATACGTTCTGTTATTGAGTGGCAGCAACGCAACCCGCAAAGTAAGCGCATGTTTGGAGCCGCTTATCGTGCAAATCACAAAAACGCACTCAAGGAGTGGCGTTATAAGAACAGGGGTTTGGTTTATCAGCACAATGATAGCCGGGAAGAGATGAAGCGTCACGCGACTCCAATATGGCTGACCAAGCGCGATCGGCTCCTGATCAAGACTATTTATCAAATGAGCAACCGCTTATCTAAATGCACCGGCATTCATCATCATGTGGATCATATTCACCCGTTAAACGCGGTTGGCAGTTGCGGGCTTCATGTCCCTTGGAATCTGCGAGCCATTCCGGCGCGTCTAAATCTCAAAAAGAAAAATTCATTAGGAGGTAACGAGTATTAAAAGATTCACCGAAACGAACAAGTGGGAAGATCCGTGGTTCAGAAGACTGAAGCCAGAAATGAAACTGCTTTGGGCGTGGCTTTTGGATAGCTGCGACAACGCCGGAGTGATCGACCTTGATATTGAACTGGCATCGTTTCAGGTAGGGTATCAATACCCTATAGATACCCTTTCGGAGTTTGGTCAAAGGGTGATCAAATTACCATGTGGGAAGTTCTTTATTCCCAAGTTTATTGAGTTCCAATACGGCAACTTGTCTCCCGATTGTAAGGCTCACAATCCTATCTTCTCAAGTTTGGAAAAACATGGATTGAAAGGGTATCCAAAGGGTATCCATACCCTACAAGAAAAGGAAAAGGAAAAGGAAGAGGAAACGGAAACGGAAAAGGTGCCGAAAAAACCGAAATCCGAAAAGATCCTCAAACCTTCCGAAATCCCAGACGACGAATGGATAGCATCACTCAAAACTAATCCAGACCACGAAGGTAAAAACATCGACTCCGAATTTAGACGAGCGCATGAATGGTGCCTGAAAAACAACCGCCAGAATACCAGACGCTTTTTTGAGAACTGGCTTTCGAAGGTTGAAAAGCCTCTCACGATCAAACCTAAACCAGCCGCCCACGTTTACGGCTCTTCACTTGGGCATTCCGGACCTTGGCCGAAAGGACACTCGTTTTTATGACCCTCCCACACTCCCACGAGGCCGAAAGCTCCCTGCTCTCCTGCTTCCTTCAAGACCCCGTGAACCGCATCGGTGAAGCGAGGAACACCTTGAACGTCTCCGCCTTCCACTCCGAAGCTCACAGGCGAATCTTTACCGCCCTCGTCTCGCTTTACGACGCCGGGACGCCAATCGACCCGCCACTACTGACTCAGCACTTCCGAAACAAGGGCGAACTGGATGCCATCGGCGGGCCTGCTTACATCATGGAGCTTTTCGGCTACATTCCCGGCCCTGCCCATTACCTCGAATACAAGCGCATCGTCGCCGACAAATACCTCGCCCGCAGGAACATTGAAGCTCACACGCTGGCGCTCGAAGCATTCCAAGACGAGGCCATTCCGGTAGCCAATGCCATCGAAAAGGCACAGGCCGCTCTGGATGCCGTGGACAACGCTATCGTGCGCAAGCTCTCACGAATCACGATCAAGGATGCCATCTGCGAGACAATGGACGAGATCGAGGAACGAATGAAGCGAGGGGGCGCAATTCCAGGATTCACGACTGGCTTTCCATCCATTGATGATAAATGCGGAGGACTCCAAAAAGGCAGAGTGACCGTATTCGCTGGACTGCCATCGGACGGGAAAAGCGCCATCATGCAAAACTGCGCTCGAAACGCACTCAGGGCAGGGGCTCGCGTGGCATGGTATTCGCTGGAAATGCCCACCACGGAGCAGACAATGAGGCTTTTGTGCGAAGATAGCGGAGTTGAGAACGGAGCGCTTTACAACGGCCTTATGAGCCGCAGTCAGCAAGAAATGCTCTCACGATCCATTCGCCAACTCTCGGAGCTGGGATGCGATCTTGTGAACACCGACAACGCTACGGCGTCGGACATCCTAGCCGACATCGAACACGGAGGGTATGACGTGGCCGTTGTCGATTACCTGCAACTTATGGAGGACGAGGGCCGCAAAGGTGCCACGCGAGAGGAAATTATTGCTCGAATCTCCCGCCGCATGAAGAACGTGGCAAAGCGCACAGGAACTCACATTCTTACAGCCTCGCAGCTAAACGACTCTGGCAAGCTCCGCGAATCTCGCGCCATCGGACAGGATGCGGACGGCGTTTTCATTATCTCGAAAGTTGAAGTCGAAGGAGGAACCGACGACACGCAGCGCAAGCTATGGTGCGAAAAGAACCGTGGAGGGAAACGCCACTGGATTCTGCCACTGGCATTCTCAGGCCCGACGTTCACATTCAAGGAGATGCCGCCAGATGAATTGTCTTGACAGAATCTCCATAAAGTTTGGCTCAAAATAACCCGATTAAAATAAATGCACTTTTAATTTGCATTGCGTTTTAATTCTGGCAGTGTGGAGGTGTTCAGCAACAACGAACACCACAACAATATGATCACACTCACAAACACATTCAGCAGTTCCATCATTAGCCGTCACCGCACGATTGCCGCCGCCGTTGCTGCCCGCATCAAGCACTCCAAAGCAATCAGGAAGCGCAGCCCAAATAGCTACACCACATATAGCATCACTGATCGTGACGGCAAAGCAGTGGATCGCAAAGACATCGAAAATGCCGAGGCTGTGATGCACGGTTGGAAATAACCCGCAAAACTGGCAGCACTGCAACCATGAAACAGCACGGAAACACCGGCAAGCGCAACGCCGCCAAAGCGCCCGAAAAGGTCAAAAGCATCATAAAGTGCATTCGATTCACCAGCGCCGAGATTGACGCTCAAGACAAGGCCAGAGGCTCCGTCTCGTGGTCAAAGTGGGCAAGGGCCGCTCTCATCCTAGCCGTCACAGATTTTGCCGACAGCGGCAGAAACCCAAGCAACGAACACCAATGAAAACACGAACACCCGCTAACCTCGTGCGACGCCATGACTTGTCATCCGCCGCGCTAACAGCTCAAAGCCTGCGTTCTCCGCGTCCGCAGTCAGAGCCCGCAGTCTTCATCTTGCCACCTTCCGCCAAAGCGCGGGAAGCGGCAAAGCTGGAGGCAATTAAGACCACCGCCGAACTGCTCGCCCGCATCCATGCGCTCGAATCGGAAAAGGCGGAGATGATCAACCGCGCCCATCGTGAGGAGCGCGTTAAAGCCATCACCTGCCGAGTGGTGGATAATCGCACCTCATGGCGCGCAAAGATGGGCTTCCGTGAAGCACATGCTACGAGCACCATCGTCACTACGCAGGCCATGCGCGTTGTGGATTACCTGCCCAACGTGGCGGAGTAAACCGGCCTCGAATTAGCCCGTCCTCACAAGGGGCGGGCTTTTTTGTGCCTATGGACGAATAAGCTTGACACATTTTTCATAATCAAGGTAAAATCTTGCATTCACGGATAATCCGCTGACATTCGACAAACCCAAGATCAACCCAATGCTTCGCGACCCTTCCGAATATGTCGAAGCCTCATACGAGGTTGATCCCTCAGCGGCCTGTGACTCCATCGAAGATCATCTCCGCGAACTGCTGGCGAGGCGAATGAAGACGGTGGACGCGAGGCTTGTGAAGCTCATCGCTGGAGTGGTGAATGACTTACTGACAGAGAACCGGCTTGCCGCTCTGGTGGACGTGAACCGGCTCACAGGAAAGGAGACGCTGGCGCGATTAGTAGGCGAGATCGTAGATGCTCCACAGCCGCGACTGATGGCGTGCTGCGTGGATTTCGTGTTCGGCCTCGGCGTTCAGATCGCGAAGAACGAGACTGAGATCGCCAATGATCACAGCGTGACCAAGGCCACGGTCAGCCGCTACTGTGTCCACCTCAAACACGTTTACCTCGCAGGCATCCCAGCGCCAGGAATGAAGTCCGCTGAAGCCGTGGAGAGCTACCGGGCAGGCAGAACGGGCAAAAGCTCACGGCCCGCCAGAACCGAATGGACCTTCCAAAACGTGATCAAAGACACATTCAACCGGGCATCATAAACAATGGCACAAACTGACTATCAACCCTCTCAAGACGAGCTAGACCAACTGCTACAACTCGTCAGCGAGGCCAACGCTGTCGGCACCAGTGCGGCCTCAATGAGCGCAGAACGCCTGAGGAAGTGCGTCGAAGCCGGGCTCTGTCTGCTCAGGTGGAAGACGACGATTCCACGAGGTCAATGGGAAACCTGGGTGGACAATCATATCCCTGCCCTCACCCGTGCTACTCGCTGCCGATGGATGCAACTGGCGCAACTCTCACGCGAGGGAAAGCTAGACCTCGACTCTGCTCGTGGCCTGCGTCATGCTTACCAACTGGCGCAACTTCTGCCTGAAGCGGACAGCACAGGCACCAAAGCCAGCGTCAAAAGCAGCTACATCACGCACCTCGCACGGCTCGTTTCTAGCCTTGCAATTCTCGATGTGGACAAGATGTCAGAGAGCGAGAGAACCACGCTCAAACAGCGCCTAGCGCCCGTTGTGGAGGTGTTCAAGAGGCTATGAAACCAGCACCATCACTTATCGGCCAGACGTTTGGCAGGCTTACCGTCATTGCTCATGATGGAGTGAGGCCGTTGAAGCAAGGTCCAAAGAGATACACGTTTTGGCGCTGCGTTTGTAGTTGTGGCACAACGAAGGCAGTATCAGGGAAGCACCTTCTTGCCGGTGGTTATATATCATGTGGATGCGCCAAGATTGAGCGGCTCAGATCGCCAGAAAATAGAAAGAGACAAAGCAACAGTGCACGACTTCAATTCAATTCAGACGATCCTAAGATGATCGAGTTTCGCAGGATAAAAGCAAGGCTTCACGAGTCTGCGAGATCGGCAATTAACCGCGTGAAAAAGGCTGGAGGAATCAAATCAGACAGAACTATCAACTACATTGGATGCACTGTATCTGAGTTGAAGGCTCACATCGAAGCTCAATTCAAACCCGGTATGACATGGGAGAATCACGGGAAGGAATGGCACATAGATCACATCATGCCTCTCGCTAAGTTCGACCTCACGAACCAAGATCCCATGCGATACACCAACCTTCAACCATTGTGGGCCGATGATAATCTAGCCAAGAGTGACGCCATCATCGACCATCAAGCATTGTTGATATAGGTATGCCCCCTATAAGTATTCTTTTAGACATCACCCCGCCTAAGCGGTTTTAACGTCTCCATGCGTAAATTTGCATATTAGCATAAAAAAGCCGTCCCATGACAGAAGCTCCCTCCCATGAACTGCCGCCAAACGTGCGATTCGTGCGGACTTATGACGAGCTTTCCCGGCATCTCGGCTGCTCTAGGAAGACAATCCAGCGCATCCAAAGGGAGCGGGCTGACTACCCATCACCGAGGGCGGACGGGCGTCACAACGTCGCGGAGTGGATGAAATTCTTCACTGACAACGCGATTGCCAAGACAGACCCAGACGGCGCGGACGAAGACAAACCCGTGACCGTTGCCGACTGGAAAGCCCGTGAACTTCAGCTCAAATGCCAGAAGCTCGAAATCGAAACGATGAAGATTCTGGGGAAGCTAGTGGACGCAAACGCAGTAGAAGCTGGAATCTCAGTGATCATGGGCGCGGCCCGGCAGGCGCTCAATAACCTGCCCGGCTCGCTCGCGCAGAAGATGCTGCACCTCACTGACTTCCACGAGGCGGAAGAGATCGTGCAGGGCGCGGTTGATACCGTGCTCCGAACCTTGGAGCGATGCGAGTTCTTCGCGGAGGATGGCCCCACGGCGCCACCGGTTGAAGACGAGGAAGATGACGACGACTCCGACCTTGATGACGAGCCTTTGAGCATCACGAAACGAGCAACGAAACAGGCGAAGAAACGAGGGAGGTCGCGCAGGTGAAGACTGACATTGACCCTTCGCACCTCGCCAGCTTCGCGACGATTGCCCGCAAGGTGATCAAATCGACGATGCAGGTCCGGCCCGTGCAGCGAGTCTGGGAATGGATTGATAAGAACGTGGTGATCCCGCAGATCATCGGCTCGCTGAATCCAGGTCCGCTCGACACATCCCTCATGCCCTTTTGGCGTGGGATTTACGACATCTACTGGCAGAAAAAAACGCATCACATCACGCTTTGCTGCTCTGCCCGATGTGGCAAGACGCTCTTTTCCATCGCCGTTGTGCTTCACAAGATCGCCGTTTGGCCGGGGCCGATTCTCTGGGTGGACCCTACGCGCAAGACGGCCATGCAGTTCAGCCGGACAGAACTTCAGCCTCACATCATGGAGTGCGTGCCTTGTGCCGAGAAGGCCATTATCGACCGCACACATTGGATCACGCTCTTGATGCACTTTGTGGGCATGGTGTTTCGCGTCGTGGGCGGCGGGAGTGCGGCGGAGCTTGCCGGGTTTCAAGCTGAGTTGATCGTGCTCAACGAGTCCGACAAAGTGAAGCACACGACGGACGGAGAGGCGAACACGCAAGACCTTGCCATTGCCCGCTCGAAACAGTTTCGCTTCACGCGGAAGATCGTGGAGAACAGCACGCCGACGACGGAATGGGCGCGGACGTGGACGAGGTTTAAAGCAGGTTCCCAGACGCACGTTTATCTTCCCTGCCCGCACTGTAAAGCGATGCAGCGGCTCACGTTCTTTTCAGAGGAAAAGGAAGTCCCATTCGGTCCCGATGGCAAGCCACTGGCGGAGGGCGAGAAGCACGTCGAAAAGACCGGGCGCTTCAAATTCGAGTCATGCAAGACACCGGGCGGCAGCTATGACCTCGAAGCCGTGGAGCGCGGCACCGTTTACGAATGCGGCTCCTGCCTTGCCGAGATCGAGCAGAGCCATCAATCGTGGATGCTTCGCCGTTACGAACTGCGCAGCCATAACCCGAAGGCCGCAGTTGATCACGCCAGTTTCCATGTGTGGGCGGCTCTCTCGCCTTTTGAAGGCTGGGGGATCATCGCGAAAGAGTTTCTCCTAGCCCGTGGGAACGTCTCGCGGATGCACAACTTCTACAACTCGACCTTGGGCTTGCCGTTCATCCGCAAGGCCACGGATGTGAAGCAAACCGATCTTGATTCAGCGATTGCCCGCTCGCCTGAATATCTGCTCAAGGAAATCCCACGCAAGCCGGAGATTCTGACCATGTGCGTTGACGTGCAAGGGGCGTGCTTTTGGTGGAGCATTCGAGCCTGGGGGCTGGCCTTTGATCAGCCAGAGTGTCCCGTGTGGTCTTCACTTGTGGACTACGGGAGCGCCGTTTCGTGGGATCAGATCGAAGAACTGGCAGGCATCAAACCAGACAGCCACGGAGAACAGAACGGCTACTTTTTTGCCGGCGAGAAATACAGCGTTTATGCTGGCCTCATTGACTCCGGCTTTGAATCTCAGATCAACAAGAAGGTCTATGAGTTCACGAGGAAGAACGCGGACGTTTTCAGCCCGTCAAAGGGCGGCGGCTGGGCGCAGCTTCGCGGGAATGATGTCCGAATGTCGCCGGTGGATGATGATCAGCAGGATCTAGTCTGGTATTACGATGAAGGCGCGAAACAACAGTTCTACTACGGCTGTATCAAGGAGCATAAAACGCTCTGGTGGCTACCTCGCAACGTCGGCAATGATTACCGTGATCAGATGTGCAATGAGCACACGGAAGAGAAGATGATGCCAGACGGCACTACCAAACTTGTCTGGGTTTGCACGGGTGACAACCATCTTGCCGACACCGAAAAGATGCACCAAGTAATGAGTGGGATCATCGAAACGAAGTTTCTCGAAACGATTCGTGAGGAGTGGCTTTCAAAGAATGCGCCGGTTAGTGAGGAGTGAGTATAAAATCACGCGGCACATAATCGACAGACTCCTTTCCCTCAGTATTTCCGACCAACATCCAACCATGCCAAGATCCCATTTCTCCGCGATTTAACCGTTGAAGTCCGCGAGATGCTAAACACCAAAGGGATGCCGAGCTGTGTTTGTTGGTTTTCCAGATCACTGTTTCGGGCTCAAACAATGACTCATTCGCAGCCACAAATGCCGTGGCATTCATGACGAGGTAAGTGATGTTTCGTGGAGACTTAACAAAAAAAACTGAGGACGAATGGTGCTTCGCCGAGTGTCTCGCCATATTTGGCGATTTGTGAACAAAGCCACGCGCCCTCAAGCTGGCATCCTTTCTCCATTTCTCAGTGCGTGGAGTTTTTGCGGATGCAATCCATGCCTCTTTCGGCCAACCTATACCAAACTCATTTCTTGTTTTTTGCGTCAACTTAAACCCGCAACTCTTGGAGCATGTGACGATTTTAGACGAGTTCTTTCTGGGCATGAAATGCTCTCCGCAGATTAAACATTGGCGCTCCTTTTTTTCTCCCCATCTCAAAATGGCGCAGCATTTAGAACTACAAACCTTAGCGGCCCTTGGTGGCAGGACTCCACCGCAGATGCAGCATAATGATTTAATTTTGGTGTTCATCTTAATATATGGCGGTATCCTCATCTCAATCCAAACCCCTCCCTCCTCCCCAGCGAATGGAAAGTGATGAGGGGAACCCTGCCAGCTTTGTTTATCCTCGCGCCAGCACAGCACTTGCCGCTCCCTGCGAGTAATCCACGATTGGCGCGGTGGATGGCACTGGAGTTCTCACGTCCTGCATTTGCGCGCTGCTAGCGTTTCCGCTTCGCTGCCCTGTTTGATGGACGGTGGGCAAGTAACCAACAAAAAAGCCGACCTCTGGCAGATGATCGGCTTTGTTGCGGTGTTCCCGTGAGGAAGTCGCTTTAGAAGGGCGATGGTTCCTGCCAGAGAACAACCTATTTGTGATTTGACACTGGCGGCAGTTTAGGCTAACTGCAAGCAGAAATTTACTTTCGTCTTTCAGTTAGCGAAGAAACCTAATCTCTCACATGTGAGATTTTGCAATCTTTGACAGGTTCCGCCTCGTAAATGACTGCCGATGACTTTGTAAATATCCTTGTCACAGAAATGGAGGCCGACGCCTCTACGGCTCTGTGCGATAAGCTGATGAAGGACGCGAGAGCTTCTATCCTCAGCGGCAAGGGAACCATTGGACACCTCACCAGCTCGTCTTTGAACGGCAAGAGCTTCCAAAGGAGCGTGCAGTTCTCAGCTTTGGAGGTTATGAATTGCTGCCGCCGCGCTCTGACCATGTATGCCAGCACCGACGGCGATGATGACGGCACCGTTAGCGCAACCCGCCCTGATTTCCGAGGATTCCAGCCATGAGTGATATTACCGCAGGCATGGGCGCAGCCGCATACGACGCCACCACCGATTCGCCAACACGGCGGAGCTTCATCGCGTTTCCGACAAACAGCCGCAGGGAGCTAACGCCTTGGACTCGGCGCGAAGTGATCAAAAAGCACCGTGCTCTCGAAGCCAACTGCGCGTTCCTAACCCGCATCAAAAGCAAATTCGCACGGCAGGCCATCGGCACCGGTATTCATTTCCGATTCGAGACGGAAGATCAGGCGTTTAATGACGCCGCCCGCCGCGATGTCGAAACGTGGTGGAACAACAAAGACGCCTACAGCATCGACGGCAGCGTTGATGGCTGGGAATCGAAGCGTCTCGCCGCCGAAACGATCATCTTGGACGGCGAATATAACGCCGTAATGGTCAAAGGAGAGTCGGGATGGCCGATGATTCAGCCGCTCGACGTGTTCGAGATCGAAACGCCGCCACTGAAACAAGGCGAATCACCCTCGATGTGGGATGATGGCGTGAAAGTGAACGAATTTGAGCGTCCGCTGGCCTATTCTGTCCGATCCCTGCCCAAAACGGGCACCGAAGCCTTCCGACTCATCGCCAAACAGGACGTTATTCACCTCTTCAAACGCCGCCGCGCCCGTGGTCATCGTGGGATGCCTTGGGGATACTCTGGCTTGAATCAGGGCATCGACGCCCTCGACCTCAACGCGCTCGTCACCGGCACCGCGAAGCTACATTCGGCCCTAGCCGTCGCCGTTAAAGGCACTGGCAAGCGCGGAAAGAAGGGCGCATTCAACAAGATCGAGACTGGCAATGCCACCGATCCAACGAACACGCAGCCGCTCGAAAAGGTGTTTGGTTCAATGGTGAACTACCTTGGCGAACATGGAGAATTGCAGCTTTTGACGAGTAATCACCCAGGCCAGAACGTGCTGGAGTTCATCCGGCTCCTCTTTCAGCAAATGTGCCTTGGCTACGATCTGCCTTTCTCGGTCATGTGGTCAATGACTGAAGGCGGAGGCACTTCCGTGCGTTACGACGCCGAAGACGCACAATCTGCCTTTGATCAGCTTGGCGACCTCGTGACGTGGCAATTTGTCCGCCGTGAGATCATCTGGAAGGTGGCGACATCCATCAAATCAGGCCGCATCGCGCAACCAAAAGACCCGTTTTGGTTTGATAAGATCCTTTTCCGTGGCCCTCGCAAGATCACCGTGGACGTGGGCAGGATGGCGAACGCCTTCAAGACGCTTACCCGCAACTGCGGCATGTCCATTCCTCGCTTTCTCGAAGAGCAGGGACTCGACGCCGATGCCGAGATGTCAGATCAGATTCGATTCCTCGCCCGCACGAAAGCGAAGTGCGAAGCTGAAGGTGTTGACTTCAATATGCTCTATGAGCCCACGCCCGGCGTGATCAATCAACTCAATATGCAGTCCCAGGAATGAAAACTTACCCTCACCTCTTCTCGAAACTCTTTTGCTCGGCGCTTATGCTCCGTCCGATTGAGCGAAACGCATTCGAGCAGCACCTACTTCAGCACATGGGACTGACTGGCGCTCCCGGCCCGATGATTATCGGCGGGCAAGCCATCGGCCATCCTGAACCAAAGGCGATGGATGAACGCGAGGCCACCTACCGGCGCGGGCGCGTGTTCGAGAAGTTCGGAGACGTGGCAGTTATTCACATCGACGGCGTGATTGATAAGCGCGTTTCGATGTTTGACCTCGACTGCTACGGCGGCGTTGACCTTGCCGACGTTGATGCCGCGCTTTCCCGCGTGGCAGGTGACGCCAGCATCTCCAAAGTCGTGCTCGACATCAATTCACCCGGCGGCTCCGTTGTTGGTGTTCACGAAACCTTCACCCGCGTTCGTGAACTTGCCGAAACCAAGGAAATTCACGCCTACGTCAACTGTCTTTGCTGCTCTGCGGGCTATTACATCGCCTCCGCCGCTGACGTGATCGCCGCCGCTCCATCGGCCATCGTTGGCAGCATCGGCGTCTATATCGCCATGCTGGACGCCTCGAAATGGGCAGAGATCGAAGGACTTTCGATGCAAATGATCAAGGCTGGCAAGTGGAAGGACACAGGCTCTCCGTGGCGTCCGCTCACTGACGAAGAAAAAGCCAAGCTCCAAGCCTCCGTTGATTCGATGCACGCTCAATTCCGCGCCGCCGTCCGCACCAACCGCGACGTTGAGGATGACGCGATGGAAGGCCAATGGATGCCAGCCGAGGAAGCCGAAAAGCTCGGACTCGTTGACAGCCTAAC